TTTTCAAAACCACTCACCCTACAGGAAACATCTAAGCTATTCCGCATGGCAAAAGAAGATGACATGGCAATGCTTGCCTATGTCTTAATCTACAAAGCTCTTGACGAGAATGGCGACAAAATCTTTTCACTTGAAGATAAAAACACCTTACTAAACAAAGTAGATCGTAATGTGCTTATTCGTGTGTCGAACGAAATCATGGCAGAACAGCCAGAAGAAGAAGTAAAAAAAAATTAGAAGATAATAATTTACTTTACAACCAACTCCAATTAGCTGAATTACTAGGTAAAACACTAGATGAGATCCAGTTGATGTCTATAGAAGAATTCCAATTATGGTCAGCTTACTTTAGAATAAAACAAGAAAGAACTAACAATGGCTAACCAGAAATACAAAATTGAATTAACAGCTTTAGATAAAACTAAAAAAGCGTTCGGCAATGTTAAAAAAGGTTTAGGTAGCGTTAAGAACGCTGCTGTTGGTGTTACTAAAGTCATAGGTGGCACAGCCATAGCTTTTGCTGCGGTTGCAACTACACTAGCTGTTGTCGCTAAAAAATCATTTGATTTTGCTGATGCTATCGGCAAAGTATCTACTAGAACAGGCATAGCTACCGACACTATCCAAGCATTTCAGATAGCTGCTGTCCTTGCGGGTGGTTCGACTGAGGGTGCTAACACTGCACTTGAAAAATTTGCTAGGTCAGTTGGTGATGCTCAAAGAGGTCTAAAAACTATGAAAGACATCTTTAGTAATCTTGGCGTAGAGATTAAAGATGTCAATGGTAATACTAAAAGTTTAGATGTTCTTCTACGAGAAGTCACACAAGCTATGAGTGAGCTAGAATCACAATCAGGCAAAGCTACAGTAGCAGCTAATCTATTCGGTCGTCAAGGTATCAAACTACTGGGTGCAATAGATTCGCTAGGTGTAAGTTTAGACGAGTTCATAGTTAAAGCAAAAGATTTTGGTTTAATTTTAGATCAAGATAGCATTAAAAAATCAGAGCTTTTCAATGACACATTGTTTGTTTTGACAAGACAATTCAAAATTTTAGTTGCTGAGCTATCTATCGCCTTCCTACCTATATTTCAAAAATTAGCAGCTACTTTCGTGCTTGCCAATAAAGAATTTGGAGAATCAGAGGGCGGTGTTAAAAGTTTTGCAGAAGAAATTAGAGATAATTTGTTAAATGGATTTTTGACCACACTCAAAGTCCTTAATGAATTTCTTAAAAGTATCGGTACAACACGCTCTTATTTTAATACCTTGAGTATGCAATTATCTAACATAGGCACTGCTTTTTCATTAGTAGGAAGTGCTGCTGCCTTTTCAGCTAATGCCCTCAGTGGTAATTGGGTGGCTGCTACCCAAGCCGCAAACACCTATAACAGTATTCTTAAAAATGGTTTCATTGATGTAACGGAAGAAACCAGAAAATTCAATGAAGAAAATGCTAACGCAACAGATGCTTTAGATGCTTACATCTTTAAAGTTGAAGAATTCATAAATGATGCACTAGAGCCGATGGATGAAGAAACAAAGAAATTGGTAGAGGAATTGTTCGGCGTTAATGATGCTTTAAACCAAGTCAACAACAGTGTTGAAGATGCTATTAGCCCTTTCACTGTTTACAGGCAATTACTTAATGATTCACAAAAACAAACAGAAGAATATGAACGTGTAGCAGTCAAAGCATTTAAGGGAGCTGAAGATGCTCTTACGGACTTCGTTATGAAAGGAAAAGCAGATTTCAAAAAATTAGTACAATCTATCATTGCAGACTTAGTAAGGCTTGCAATCAGACAAAAAATCATTGCACCCTTGTTTAATACTTTCGATAACTTTTTAGGTGGCTTCAACACAACACCAACAACATCAACATCATCAGGCGGTTTTACTAGCCCGCTGAGAGCTGAAGGTGGCGGTTTCACAGGAATGGGCAATAGAACGGGCGGTCTTGATGGTAAAGGTGGTTTCCCTGCTATCTTGCACCCTAATGAAACAGTGATAGATCATCACAAAGGACAACAAGTAGCACAACAAGCAGTCAATGTTAATTTTTCAATTCAAGCCACAGATGCAAGTGGTTTTGATGAAATGTTGACAGCTAGAAAAAATCAAATAGTTGCTATGATATCGCAAGCAATGAATCAAAAAGGTAAGGTAGGTCTAATATAATGGCAGGTGCATTTCCAACAACAACTAAGCCCAGAGTGTTTAATTTTGCTTCTAACAGACCCAATACGACAGCTTATACCCTAAGTGGTAAAAGGTCAGTTAAGCAGTTTGCAGCTCAATATTTTAGCTTCAGTGTACAAATGCCACCCTTACAGCAATCTGATTTTATGTCAATCTATGCGTTTCTAACGAAACAACAAGGCAGCTTTCAAACTTTTACCTTTGAATATCCACTAGACAATCAAGGTGCAGATAAAGGACAAACTGATATTCTAGTTAATGGTGCTGTAGCTCTAGGGTCAAACTCTATCGCATTAGATGGTTTTACGAATTCAACTACAGGTGTATTAAAAGCTGGGGATCTAATAAAGTTCGCAAGTGATAACAAAGTTTATATGGTCACAGCCGATGCAAATTCTAATGGTAGTGGTGAAGCTACTATAACTATTGAACCACCATTACAAGTAGCAGCATCAGATAATGCAGCAGTCACAGTAAATAAACCATCATTTAGAGTAGCTCTTATGCAAGACGATCTGTTATATTCAACAGATGCAGCAGGCTTCTTTACCTTATCATTCGATGTTAGAGAGGTCTTATAATGGCGAGGACTTTAAGTTCTAACATACAAACACAGATAGCAGCAGAGGGCATAAGGGTTGTGCATTTGTTGAAGTTAGAAACATCAACAGCAATCAAAGCAACCAACCACGTTAAAGACCTAACTTTTGGCAGTGATACTTACCAAGCTGGCGGTGAATTTTTAGGTGTTGAAGCTGTGCAAGAAACAGGTAATTTAGAATACACCAATGTCAATGTGAGTTTAAATAATGTGTCTGTTACTGTCAGAAACATATTTACCGCAGGTAATTATATTAACAAAGCTGCTACAGTTTTTGTGGCTTTCTTAGATACTGATGAAACTATTATTGATGCTTACGAATTTTTTAAAGGGACAATCACAGCTTGCAACATAGATGAAAGCAAATCAGGTTTTGCTATCAATATAGAATTAGCATCGCATTTTAAAAATTGGGATATCAAAAAAGGCAGAAGATATACCCAAGCATCGCAAGAAGATTTTATAGCACGCAATTCATTAAGCACTGACAAAGGTTTAGAGTTCGCCCATCAAGCTAACAAAGATGTGAGGTGGAATAGATAATGTTCAATAAATGGTCAAAACTAAAAAGTTATTTAACTAACAATAAATTTGGTGGTGGTGTCCATACAGGCGGTGGAAGTACAGGCAATCCTTATTTTGATGTCTTTATAGCTATCGGTAAAGCTGTATTTAATTTCCTAACTAAACCTGCTGTGCAACTTACGCTGTTTGTTGCTTCAGGCGTTTATTCGCACATCAAAACACAAGAACTTAAAAAGACTGGACAAGAAATCTTATTAACTAAGTTTGGTACTGGCGATGGTATGCCAGTGATATATGGCACAAGACGTGTAGCAGGGACAGTTGTTTATATGGGAACGTCAGAATTCCAAAAAGAATTGTTCGTTGTCTATGCAATAGCGGGACATGAGATCGATAGTTTTGATCTTGAAACCATACAGATAGATGGTAACCCAATCAGTAACGTACAGATTTATCGTGATGGTTTTGTCGCATCTGATGGCACAACTAGAATTACATCATCAGGGGGTCGTGGGACAAAAGCTAGTGGTAATTTCTTTGGTTCGACATCAACTGAGATAAATAACATCTTAGCGGGAACAAATCCACCAGATAGACCTCGCATGGTTTTCAACTGTCATACTGGCTCAACAACACAAGCAGCAGACCCAATGCTGGTTGGCTGTTTGAGTAATTTCACAACAGATCACAAACTAACCAACATTGCATATATAGCTTGCAACTTCGAATACGATATCAGAGGTCAGTTTACTGGTTTGCCTAATGTCACAGTTGTAGTTAATGGTAAGAAACTATACGACCCAAGAGCAGATGGCTCTATATCAGGTGGCACAGGTACACACCGATCTAATGATGTCTCAACACACGCTTTTTCAGCTAATCCAGCTTTGTGTTTGTTAGATTACATGACTAATGACGATTATGGTAAAGGTTTAGACCCAACAGAAACTACAGGCGATATCGATTTAGGTTCTTTCCAAACAGCAGCAACCGCTTGTGACGTATCTGCGGATACCATTACACATAGCAGTATCGTAGTAGAACAAGCCAGCACTACAACAGATATCGTGCGTATAGCTAATGCTAATGAAGCAGATTACAATAAATTTAAGGTAGCAAGCACATTCACAGTCAGTGATGGCGTAACAACATACATCAACAATAAAAGATTGGTAGATAAAGATTATCGTGTGCTTGATGATTCAGGTAGTGCGGGTGTGCCTTTCTTAGAATTAAAGTTTGAAGATGGTGCTGTCGATACTGCTATTACCACTAATACGACTTGTACCTTTACAGAAACACAGGTTAAATTTGACTGTCATGGTGTGATAGATACACAAGAATCTGTCTTAGAAAATACAAAAGCTCTTGTCGCTAATATGCGAGGTATTTTCACTTATAGCAATGGTCAATATGCTATTAGGGTCGAAGGTGCTGAAAGTTCGGTTGTAACATTAGATGAAGATGATATTTTTGATTCTGGTCTTAACTTATCACTAGAAAACAAGGAAGCTAAATACAACAAGGTTGAAGCTGAATTCTATAATGCTCAGAAACGCTACGAAACCGACACAACTTACTACACAGGTGAAACTAGTGATGATTTTTTAACAGAAGATGGCAACGAAATATTAGAAACAAGAATACAGTTACCTTTCTGTACTAATCAAAGAATAGCTTACAATCATGCCAAAGCATTACTAAAAAGGTCAAGATCCCAGAAAACTGTTTCTTTTGTTGCAACACCGAAAGTCCTGAAAGCTAAGGTTGGTGAAGTAATTACTATCACTAGCTCAAATATGGGGCTATCTAGTCAACTATTCAGAATCACTAACATGGTGATAAACCCAGATTTGAATATCGAGGTGACTGCGATTGAGTATCAATCTGACATCTATGGTTATGTTACACCGCCAGACGAGAGTATTGGTATCATTGATGACCCTGTGGATGGGCAAAGAGTAGAACCTGTAACGGGTCTAACCTTCACTAATAAAAACGCAACCACAGGTGAGCCAGCCAAACTGACTTGGACAGATTCTACAAAATATCCAAGTTATGAGTTCAGAGTACAAATTGTTGATTCAGGTAGCAAAACTAGATACGACAGAAGGGTACAAGAAACTACCTTTTATCTTGATGGTATATCTATTGACACAGGTTACACAGCTAAAGTATCTGCTATTAATACGCTAGGCATTGAATCAGCTACTACAGAAATTAATGTTAATGTGACTACTGCACCAATTACTACAGTTGATATTGGGCAAGGATCAATTGGTGGCTTTAGCTTTGATGCAACCAAGATGTATCATGGCACTGGCACATTTAACAATACCAACACAGCAGTCTATATAGATGATAGTGGTCAGTTCTCACTCAAAAACAAACTATCGTTTGATGGCACAACCCTGAACATCTCAGGTAACTTGACTGTAGAGAACACCATCACAGCAGATAAAATTGTCGTTGATGGCATTAATTTAGACAACTTAATCAGTGCTACTACGCAGTCTGGCTCAATTTACTTGACAGAGTTTACAGGCATCAAGATCGCCACAGCAGGTGCAACTAGTGGCTATCCAGCACTGTTAAGGATGCAAGACGATCAAGGGACTAATTGCTTTACTGACATCACTCAATCACAGACTGGTATCAACATTAGAGCCAGAGCTAACACAGCACAAGGCACAATCAGATTTCAAGGCATAGGGTCAGGCATCACACCTGTCAATTATGGTGGCTTTGATGCGTCTGGCAATTTTGAGATTGGGACTACTGATGTGATTACTAGTGCCAGAGCTTTGCAGAATATTGCTAGTGCAAGTATTTCAGATGGTATTTTTGTTGGTTCAACATCAGGTGCTGCTGCTTCATTGGGTGAAGCAGGCATTGTTATCAATACTTCTACAAAACCACAAATATTATTTGATGGGGGTGCTGATAGTAATTTAGATATTGCAGTGCCAACAGGAGAGATATTGCAGATTGGGCATTGGGACGTTTCTGCAAATTCTGCAACCTTGCAAATGTCAATGGAAACTGATGGAGACTTTAGTTTTGAAGGCAACAATATACAGGGCATAAGTAATGTAAGCACAAGCACAATCACTGCTAGCAGTCATATAACTATGAGTGGAGCTAACACTCAATTAAAATTTACAGGGACTACTGGCCCATTGGGTTTAGAGTTTGGTGATTCTGAAGCTAATCCAAACTTTAGGGTTTATTACAGAACCACACCAAACACTTTGACTTTTGAAAATAATGGTGAAACTGCTAAACACACTTTTGATTTAGATGGTGATTATACTGCTGTAAGAGATGTTTCTGTAGGCAGAAATCTTACAGTCACAGGCGATCTGACAGTCAATGGCACAACCACCACACTGAACACTACCACCCTAGATGTAGAAGATAAAAACATCACGCTTAATTACTCCACAGGTGACAGCTCAAGTTCTGCTGATGGAGCAGGAATCACCATTCAAGATGCTGTTAGTGCAGGAAACGATGCGACTATCTTATGGGATGCTTCGAATGATGAGTTTGATTTCTCACATGGTATCACTTTGCCTGATGACAAAAGGTTAAGATTTGGTGCAGGTAATGACTTAGCAATTTTCCACCAAACAAGTAATGGCAATTCTATAATCAAAGAATCAGGTGGTGGCATACTGTCATTACAATCAAATGGTTCAGAAATTAGTTTGTACGATACTGCTAACAGTCAGTTTTTAGCTAAATTTCAAACTGGTGGACAAGCTATTTTATATAACAATGGTGTGCAAAGACTTAACACAAATGGTTCAGGGATAGATGTTACAGGAACAGCAGACGTTGATGGGCTAACTAACTCTGGCACAACTACCTTTTATGATGATGTGACATTTGTTGGAGCAGGGTCAGACATGACTTGGGACAACTCTGCTGACAAACTTAATTTTGATGACAATACTAAAGCCACTTTCGGTAACAGTAATGATTTAGAAATTTATCATAATGGAACAGATTCAGTAATTGATAATATAACAGGCGACCTTTACATTACCAACAAAGCAGATGACAAAGATATTATTATTAGAACTGATAATGGTAGTGGTGGGTTTACTACCTATATGCAGTTTGATGGTAGCGATACCAGAATATTGACTACCAAAGATATGCGATATAGCGATAGTGCTAAAGCACTTTTTGGTTTTAGTAATGACCTACAAATCTATCACGATGGCACACATTCTTATGTAGATAACAATACTGGCAGTTTATATATAAGTTCAACCAATAGTGTTCAGATAGAGGACAATAGTGGTAATGATATGATTACTGCTGCTGTTGGTGGGGCAGTAACATTATTTCATAACGGCTCAAGCAAACTAGCTACCACCTCATCAGGTATAACAGTAACAGGTGCGATTGCAGAAACTACACTAGGCACAATACTTGATACATCTGGCAATTTAACCAATATCAATAATGTTTATGCTTCTGGCTATCGTATTGGCTCAACTACTGTTATAAGCAGCTCTAGAAACTTGCAGAACATAAACCAAGCAACAATAACTGAAGTAATTGGTACAAAATACAGAGTTGTAGATAGTCGTAATGTAGCAACAACAACTGATGAAGGTATAAGGCAGGTAAGGTTTGACTTCAAAACAAACAGTAATGGCGACAACTTGAGTGATGGTGGAACTTATCATGGGCAGATGTTATTCCAACAATGGAATGATAGTACAGGTGGCGATACTCATGCTTTAGGATTTACCGATAATGGCAACATCTGGCACAGAAGATCTGATATAGGTGGCACTTGGGATACTTGGTACAAAATTGTAGAAACAGGTAGAAGCATGAATGTGTCGCTTGGCACTATAACAGGTTCAGGAAAATTAGAAATCAATCAGGCAGGCAATGGTACAAGCAACCAGCCTAGTGCTGTTGCAGAATTATCAGGACAAAATCAAGGTGGGGTACTGAAAGCACTATCTTTGGTCAATAGTGTGACAGCAGCATCAGGTAATGGCACACAAATAGCTTTTCATAATGCTAATGGTTATTCACCAACTGGAACTCTTACTGTTACTCAAGCAGGTGATACTACAACTGATTCCAAAATGGAGTTTCAAATTTACAGGGGTGGGTTACAAACTGCTATGAGAATTGACCATGATGGTCATGTTGATTTGTTAGATGGTAATTTAAAGATTAATGGTACGACTGTAATAGACACATCAAGAAATCTGCAAAATATCGGCACTATCAATAGTGGCAATATAACCGCTACCCAGCTGACAGTAGACGATATAACAATTAATGGTTCAACTATTTCAGATAGTGGAAACTTTACTATTGATGCAGCAGAAATAAGACTAGATTCTGATAGTGCTGGTGTAATTAGATTAAAAGATAGTGGAACAGAATATGGCAAAATTTCACAAAACTCTAACAACCTAAGAATATTCAGCAGTATTTCAGATGGTGATATATTACTGCAAGGTAATGATGGTGGCACAACCATTACAGCACTTCAACTTGATATGTCTCAGTCAGGTTTAGCTACATTTAATAGTACCCTTGTTTGTCCTAATGCTTATGTACAAAACTTATTTATCTCAAGTAGTGGTGTTAATTCTGTTAATAGAATTGATAATAACGGAAATGACCTTTATTTCACTTTTGGTGGTACAACCAATAAGGCATTAGAAATACAAAATACAAATGGAAATGTAAAAGTAACATCTGGTAATTTGCAGATGGGTACAACAACTGTAATTGATGGCTCAAGAAGTTTACAAAATATAACAGGTGCTTCATTCACATCAGGTGGTAGAGATTTAGATATTATATTAGCAGATAGCCCATCAACAGGTAATGTTGGTGTTCAATTAAGAGCTGGTGCTAGTGACTATATCGGATTAGCAGGTGGTGGTGGAACAGGCATAGGTTTAGTTGTTGACAGCAGTAATAAAGTAGGTATCGGCACTCAAGCACCTAATGCTAGATTAGAAGTAAATGAAAATACTAGTTTTTCAACTATAGATACTTTTGGTCAGTTTGTTATTAAATCGTCTTCTGGTACTCTGGGTGATTTACTTAATTTTGGTGTAGATTCTGCTGACAGTTTAGCTTTTATACAAGCAGTTGAAAGAGGAACAAATGTTATACCTCTGGTATTACAAAGATATGGCGGTAGAGTTGGTATCGGAACTGATTCACCAGATAATGTTCTTCATGTTAAACATGCTTCAACTAATGTTGTTGCCAAATTCGAATCTGGTGATAACCAAGTTTGGATAAATTTAAATGATGATGGTGGTGGTACTTATGGTGCTTTATTAGGACATGATTCAGATGCAGGACATTTGTTTGCTATCGCTGATAATAGTGTAACTAAACGACTTGTGATGGATTCCTCAGGTAATGTAGCTATTGGTAATGACACACCTCTGGCAAAACTTGATGTGACTGGTCAAATAAATATTAGAGGTACAACAGGTCTATATCTATATGAAGCTAATGGCACATCCTTTAGAGCTGCTTTGCATGATGATGGTACAAGAACGAGATTGTTCGCAGATGGTAATGGCTCAAATGCTCATATGACCTTTAATGGTGGTAACGTTGGTGTTGGATTGACAGGCACGAACCACCCATCAGCAAAATTACACGTTAGTGGTTCTAGCAATGTAGAAGCTAAAATCGAATCAACCAACGATAATGCTATTTTAAGAATATCAGCAGATTCAGGTGGTACAGGTACAGGTGCTAATGAAGACCCATTTTTAATATTCCAAAGTGGTGGTACTGATGTAGCAAGAATTTACCACGATAATTCAGTCAATGCTTTAATATTTGATAATAATGATACTACTGAACGCATGAGAATAGATGCCTTAGGTCGTTTGGGAATTGGCACTGCGTCACCATCAGAGAAGCTTCATGTTATAGGTAATATTTTAACAAGTGGTGGTGTTAAGGTTGGAGATTCTAGTGCAGATGCTTTGCATTTCTTTGGTATTCTTAAACAAGGTTCAGGTTCAGGCACGACTGTTATGGACAGCTCAAGAAACCTAACCAATATCGGTACTATTTCAAATACAGGCAGACACTTGATTCAGGGTGGCAATCTGCAAATGAATAATGGTGACAATTCACACAGGTACTATTATGTTCAAACCAATTCAGGTGGGGGTGACTTCTTGCTTGGACAAATTGAAAATAATTCTAGTACAGATGGTGCGATAGAAGGTACTGTTTGTTTTGCTTATGATTACGGCACAACATCCGAAAGCCCTAAAATACATTTTAGTTTTGCCCAAAGAAGTGGAACTGCAAGAGGTAATTGGTGGTATGAACATGATGATGATGCCGCAGGTTCTAATAATGTCAAAGTAGTATTGATTGATGATGGCTCTGGCAATATGTATGTTTGGCTTAGAGTAAGTGATTACGCCAGAATATCTGTAAGTGCAATAACTAGACATGGCAGTAATTGGACAAATTCAGGAACATTATCTTCAGGAACAATCACAACAGGTACAACTCTATTTGACACTTCTAATGACCCAACCTCAGAACATCATATTGGTAAACTCTATGCACACGATGATGTTATTTTACCTGATAGCAAAATAGTAAAACTTGGTACAGGGCTAGACTTACAGATATACCATAACGGGACAAACTCATTTATCAATAACGATACTGGTGATTTATTCATCAAAAACTTTGCTAATGATGAGGATATTGTTTTCCAATGTGACGATGGTTCAGGTGGTGTCGCTACCTATTTCCAATTAGATGGTAGTCAAGCCCAGTCTAGGTTCTTAAAAGATGCTCAGTTTGATGATAGTGTACAACTCAAAATTGGTAGTAGTGGTGATATGTCAATTCAACACAATGGTACTGATTCTAAAATTACAAACAATACTGGTGATTTAGAATTCAGACAAAATGTTGATGATGGCGACATCATACTTAAAAGTGATGATGGTTCTGGTGGAACAACACAATACATTCGTTGCGATGGTGGTCTTGGTCAAGTGCAGTTATATCACTATGGTACAAAAATGTTCAATACAACTTCAGCAGGAGTAAAGGTTGAAGGCGAAGTAAACCTTACTGGTCAGCTAGAGATTAATGGTACTGATGTTATAGATAGCTCAAGAAATCTAACAAATATCAACTCACTATCTGTTGCAGGTTACATTTATCATACTGGCGATACCGATACTAATATTCAATTTGCTACTGACCAAATAAAATTAAACACTGGTGGCTCACTCAGATTCCAAGCTGCCAATACTGGTGCAACTGTATTGGGTGTGCCTTTGAATATCTCAGCTCCCAATAGTGCTGAAATGAAGTTTTTACAGACAACAGGAAGCTCAACAGCATCTAAAGGTAGCATCCAGTGGGTTGATAGTGGGGGTAACTCTTGTGGCACGATCAATCTCAAAGCTGATGGTGCTGATGATAACTCAGGTGTTATGGAGTTCTATGTCACAGCAAACACAGATGAGCTTGGTGATGACCCATTTGGCATCAATAAAATGATGACCATTACTGAGAATGGTGTAACAGTACATGGTTCTCTGTCCAAATCATCAGGTTCATTTAGAATAGATCACCCACTCAAACCAGAGACACATGACCTTGTTCACTCGTTTGTGGAAAGCCCACAAGCGGATAACCTATATAGAGGTGTGATTGACTTATACAATGGTCGAGCAACTATTGATTTAGATGAATGGTTTGGTATGACTTCAGGCACATTCTTAGCTCTGAATAGAGATATTCAGGCTTTCGCTAATAACGCAGATACTTGGGATAATGTCAGAGCAAAAGTTATGGGATCGCAACTTGTTATTGAGTGCCAAAACCCACAATCAAATGCCAGAGTATCTTGGTTGGTGATAGGTGAACGACAAGACAAAGAAATGCACGAATCATCACTGACAGACAATCATGGTAAAGTTATTGTTGAACCATTAAAGGTAGGTTAGAATTAGCTCATGGCAATTACAAAAACAACTTCAGTACAAAGAATAGAAGTTTATCCACCAGCAGATAGTTCTGCTGACGATACTGCAAATGCCAAACATGAAACACTAATGGTTGTGTACGAAGATACACTAGACGATAGCACTGATGACGATTTACCTGTCACAGCTACTAGAGTAAAACATTTATCTAAGTATCAATCAGATGGTGGGGATGCTACTGACTACTCTAACGAGGATGCTCTTGTACAGACAGTCTGTGGTGCAATTTGGAGTTAATTCATTATGTGGATCTTTGACTTATTACTTTACTTATTGGCTTTTATTGGATTAGCCAATGTGCTTATACGCATATACCCAGAACCCAAAGCAGATTGGAATAAAAAGGTATATGATTTTGTAGATTATCTTTCATTACGAAAAGGGGTGAAAAGTGGCAAAAGAAGAAAATAACGCACCTAGCGTTGAAGAATTGCAGACCCAAGTTAAACAGTTAGAGAAGCTAGTAAATCACTATGCATCGAAAGCTAATCAACTTGAGCAACAATTAGTGCTATCACAAGAAGATAAATAAAATGGCAAGGGCTACTGTTACACAGGTTAATTCTGATCTGAAGGAACATTTAGCCCAATGTCACGAACAATCCAAGACAGTGTTTTCGACACTGCAAGAACTTAAAACAGAGATCAAAGCCCTTAATGCCAAGATAGATATAGCTATTTATGCTACTACAGGTTTCTTAGCAACCACATTAGTTGCTATACTACTTTTAATGGTTTAGGGCTGGTAATTTTCGGAATCTCCTTAGTTTACCCTTTTCATATTTTCCTTTTATCAGCCCGCCTTCTATAATGTAATTATGAGATTAATCTTTTTATTATTATCAGGGTTTATATATGCTCAAGAAGATACAGGTGGCAACAACCAATCAGCCGATAACTTCGGCACAAACAACAACGAATCCACAGTCAGTTCTTATAACGAAACAACAGCAACAACTAATAATTATAATGGAGCTGGTAGCAGCCCTAATTCTATGCCTGTCGGTTCAGCTATTGCTCCTAGCTTGATGTCTAATGGCATGGATTCATGCTTAATGTCCGCCAATGGTGGTATTCAATCGTTTGGTCTTGGTTTATCAACTGGTGCTTATCGGCAAGACGAAAACTGTAACAGGCGTAGAGATGCTAAAGTTCTATCAGATTTAAATATGAAAGTTGCTAGTATCGCCTTAATGTGTCAAGACGATAACGTATGGCTTGCCATGTTTATTAGTGGCACGCCATGTCCGATCTTAGTCAATTCACGCCTAGTTGCTGGAAAAGCAGCATATTTAGCGATCAAACAAAATCCTGCTATGTATATTCCTGACTATGGTGAGGTGCGACAAGGTAGAAAAGCAGCACTTAAATGCTTGAGATATACAGACACAGAAGTAATTATCGACTGCCATCCACAAATAATATGGGAATATGACAATCGTTATAATAAAAAGCAAGAGTTTTATAATACAATACTTAATATTAACGGAAACAGTGATGAACAAACGACTACTAACACTCTTAGCATTTCTGAACGTTTCAGAAGTTCACTCAAATCAAGCAGTTGATGATCTGCTGTACCAATCTGGTGTCTTAAAAAGTAATATTGATTTAGCCATACAAGGCATAGGCGGTTTTCTTACCCTGTCTCCTTCGGGCGGAATTGCTCCTGATGGCGTGCTTCAAGCTGGTTACATAACCTTTGACAACATGGATGCTTACAATGCAGCCCTTGCTAATGTTGAAAATGCAACTTTTTACTCAGCCGAAGATTTTATTACTGACAACCAACAAGCAGCTCAAGAGAATATGGAAGAAGCTGTCAGTGATTTTGTCGAAGCAACATTAGCTATTGTTGAGGTCATTGCTATTGAGGAAGCAGCAGCGACAGCTAGTGAGACTGGTGATATAGCTGACCAAGAAGCCCTGCAAGACTTCATCCAAGACAACGATGTTTACATTACTGAACAAGAAGTGGCTGAATACAACCAAGCCATTACTGACATTGAACAATATGGTAATCAATACGCATCATTTACTGCGGTGCTATCTAACGATGATTACATGAACGAGTTCCAAGCAACTGCTGACCAATACAGAAATAGCTTCTTAGATGCTGCGGTAGCTTTTGATGCGTCAGTGGGCGTAATGACTGTGGCTTGGGATTCAGTATCTATTGCAGTTGACATGAGCCAATACTACAAATCAGCAGAAGATTACTATGCTGCTGGACAAGAAAGCGAGTTTTATACTACTAGCCCTATCGCTTGTGGTTATGACTTCACACAATGCTAATGAAAGATTTTGAAATAAAACTTGGTGGCTATACTTTCAAAGGGATCTATCTTGCGATCTTTTTACCCTTACTTAGTTCTATTGCTGGCGGTGTGTGGGCTGTTAGCGACTTTTACAACAAAATAACTGGCTTAGAAGGCAAGGTTTTAGCTAATTCAGCACAGGAAGCCACCATTAGCTCCCTAAACGAAAGATTGCTAATTGTAGAGCAAACTATGGCTGATTCATCACTAAATGAGTTACAGGGCAAATTAGCAGAGCTTGGTACAAACCTAACTGCCATTATGGAAGCACAAAAGGAATTATTAGGTCTAAAAGATCAATTTAAAGATATCGATGTTGTTGCTAAAGAGAATAAATTGCTTGTCGATAGTTATGAAGCTAGAATCAAAGAGTTGGAAAACAAAATTAATTTACATCAACGAGAGATTGATGATATTTGGAAAGGCATGGATGCCATTGCCAATCCATTAGGCTAATGAAAGACGAACTATTGTTTGAACTAAAAAACCATATTAAAGAATACGAAGGATTTTCTCGTTTAGTCTATGAATGTACTTCTGGTTACGCCACTATCGGCTATGGTCGTAATGTTGAGCAAGTTGGCATTACTAAAGAAGAAGCCGAGCATTTATTACAAAATGATATTGAGCAATGCCTGAAAGAACTGCGTGGTATTATGAACAGGTTCGATGAGTTGCCTGACAAAGCACAACTGGTCTTAGTGGATATGTGTTATAACTTGGGTTTATCTAAATTACTTAACTTCGAAAATATGTTAGATGCCATTGATGCGGGCAACTGGGAAAAAGCCAGCGAAGAATTATTAGACAGTCGTTATGCCTTGCAAACTAAAAGACGGGCTAGAATTAACGCAGCTTTTTTGCTTTCTTGTTCAGACGCTTAGTAGTCTCAATCATCTTTAACAATTTGAACAAAGCATCCTCTTTGAGATCGTGCTTCATAATGTTGCAGCGATAAGTGATTAGTTGAATGTTGTTTGGCTCGTAGCCAACGTCAGGATCTATTCTGTCAACTGAAATATTCGTGTCTACCTTTCCTTGTCCTGTAAGCCATGTCATCGTCTGTCCTGATAAGGCACACTTGCCTTCTTGTTGATGATAAAGGTTGTACAAATGGGCTTGATTAATGTTCCAGTTAAGATTGGCTCTGTTGGGTCGTCTATTGCCTGATTGTACTTCGTATCTTAGTTTAGAGAACAGCTTATCCATGTAGCTGTATTGATCTGTGCCTGCTTGACTGGCTCGTCTGCGTTTATCACACTCTTTGCATCTGGCACGAATCCTATCACCTTTGTCAATGTAAGCATTAACTTTGGTGATAGGGATATTGCAATCTTTACATCGCTTTATGCTTTCCGCATCCATCTATATACTGTCGTATGATCAACAGTATAACCTTGATTTTCTAATAATGCTTGTAAGGCACGACAAGACAAATCTGGATGTTCAGCATAAATGTGCATAGCATATTCGTGGGCTTTCTTTTTCTGTGCTTGGATATATCTAGTTCCCTTCTTCATCATTTTTTATTACTCCTTATTAGCTTTCTAACTAATGTGTATTTAGTATGATTAGTGCCATTGTCCTTATTGTATTTTTTTACGATCTTGTTTCTGTAGTTATGGCTTTTACAAGCATCAGAACAATATTTTCTAATTTTATTTTTTTCACGTGAAACATATTCCTTACTACATATAACGCATATTTTTGTAGGATAAAATATTTCTTTTACTTCTTTAGCAACCAAACGCAGCATTTCTTTTTTTTCGGCTGTAAAAGACATCTCTTTGCCATTGATGACTAAATTAAGTTGCTTCATCTTCTAACCTCTTAACTTGCACAGTTTTGTTTCTGACAGTGTAAGCATCTTTGGCAGGGATGATCTTTTCTGGCTGTGCCTTGTAAGATTTGCTGCCCCACTTGACTTGCCATCTGTCGTGTGTCCCTACAGTTGCCTTGCCCATCTTGTTTTGTATCTCAAGCGTGGCTTTGTCCTTCAGATCCTTTAGCAGTTTCATTTGCTCATCGACATGAGTTATGGTGCGAAACAACTGCTCATCGTCATCGCTAAACTCATAAGCTAATTCTGGATCAGCTTCAGCGTGGATGCGGGCTGCATCGCTAGATGTTGTTGGTGGGTAAAACTCGCCTGTAGCTATACGTTGGTCAAAGTCAGTGATGACTGTCTCTAATTCACGTTCAAAGGCAAAGTCTCTACGCATAACATAGAGCTGCAACATGGTAGAACGATACAAGACTGCGACAACAGCCCAATCGTATTCAGTGCAAGCCATTAGCCCTTTGCATTGCAGCACGCCTCTGTAGTCAGCAGGGATGCCATCGTCAGGGGCAAAGGTTGCTGTTGCCTTACTTTCCAAAACACCTTTACCAGATAAACAAATCGGCTCACCATCTTCGGTGAAGATTGTTTCATTATCTGGTTTAATGATTAAATTGTCAGCGTAAGCTGTGCCATCTAACGACCCCATCAAGGGCAAGGATTCGTGTTGCACTGGCGTTGTGATATCCGTCACCAAGTTAGATAGCCCTAGTTCTTCAGCAGTAAGCTGTAAGATTAGTGGCTCTAATTTATCACCCATCTTCTGTATGACAGTTTGTTCTGTCCTAACATTCTCACCTGCTCTAGCCCTAACACATCTATCCAATGCTTCGTTAGGGGTTTGATAAGGTGACTTATTAAATATAACTGGCAAAATGCTACATGATGCCATCGAATCTTTAGTAAGTTTTCCTACCATCTTTTCTCCTTTCTAATACTGTGTACACTTTGGCATACACCCTTCTTAAACTAAGTACACACAAGCGATCTTTTGCTTTGTGCATATTTTCTCTTTTATCAATCTCTGTCACCAGAGCTTGCTCAATAAGTTCTAAATCTCTATCTGTCCAGTTCATGCTGTCTCCTTAGTTGTTTGTACAATACGGATATCGGCAGGTGTAAAATCTTTGTAATTTTGTCTCTGCCAATCCTGTAACTTTGTTTTCAAAACTTCTTTAGCGACATGAAGTGAGCTGTAACTTTTATAGTTTATCCAGCCCATGTCATCAGTCAGTATTTGTATAAGCCAGTTTGTATCGAACTTGAAAGCGATTTCTTCTCGTATCCATTGCTTATCACCTTTTTTCATTTGCTGTCCCCCATACCTGTTTAGAGACTTCATGCTCTGCTAGTTGTTCACACCTAGACTTATTAACTCTTTGTTCCCACCAACTGCGAGACATCTTAAATTTGAAGTTGAAGCAATCATGTGGTGACCAGTCTTTAACGATATGCACATATCTTCTACCTTGCTCAACTCTTACAACTCTTTGTCCACATGGGGCATTACGACTTTCATCGCCTTGAAAGTAACAATGATAGAAACCTAACACTTTCATGCTGTCACCATCCACATAAATGCCATTGGTAATAGTATGGCTGGTAATACGACCACCCCATAGACGATGAAGCCTATGAGGTGTTTGAGTAAAACGACTATTTTATCTTTCATAATTCTCCTTATATATTTTTATGATGACCCAATGCAACTAAAGCTCTCATATGTTGGTCAAGGGTGAAAGCACCATAAATGTCACGAGCTGGTTGGTCTTTGTCAAAAATCTCATCGTCTGATTCATATAAATCACCAGTGATTGACACGATATTTTTATGGATGACAGCTATTGCTGCTGTTCCCCAAGCCATATGGCAGGTTGTACATTCTCTCCTTGCTTTGTAGTGGTTAGAATCGATCTCTAAAAAAGTAAGTAACGCCTTTTCAGAAAATTTTGCAACAGCTTGACTGCCATCAGTGTGATTAACAGTAAGTATATAGACATCACGCTTGCCGCCATCGTATTTTTCGGTAGTTTTTCTTATATCCATTTTAAATGACATAATTTTCTCCTTGAAATAAGGAGAAGGTTAGCAACCTTCTCCAATAACAAAATCTTCGTGGTCAGCACCAATACCAATGTATTTAGGTTGTGCAAAATTACCACCAGCACATAATTCATCGACAGTATGACCTGTATAATCAGCATAACAAGTACCAGCTAATGGTTCAGATTCCAACATAAAGAAGTTATTGATTTCGTCATTGCGTTTTTTCTCCCACAAATCTAACCATAACTCTTTAGGTGTAGTAAATTTAGATATGTAGTCCATACCTAAAATATCGTCAATGCCATTGTCTCTTGTGATAATGACAGCTTTTATAGTTATTTCTTTTTTCATTTTTTCTCCTTAGTGTGTAAACATCATTGCTTACATTATTAATACTAAACATTGCAACACCAAATGCAAGTAATTTAGTAAAAAAAACTATCTTTTTTTTTATTTGTGTTTATTGTTGTTTACATGGATAGAAAATTAATTCCAATCAGTAGGGGCTTACATGAGCAGATTAAGGACTATTGCAGGACTAATGGTTTTGTGATGTCTAAGTTCATTGAAAACATACTGGATACTAACTTCAATAAATTGAAGGGGGAAAATAATGAGCAACGAGGTTTACAATCCTGAGTGCCAATACTTCATAGAACGCAATGGGCGTAAGAAGGTTTGGATTAATGAACGACTAGTTAAGCGACTGCAAGACTTAGCTGTGCATTATGAGACCGACATACAAACGATTGCTGAGTATTTTGTGCAAGTGGGTGTCAACACTGTTGAGCATAATCCATCTGGCAAGGTGGAATTTGATTTGGAGAATTTATGAAAGAAGTAAATTACGATACCTTTGATAGTTTTTGCCATAGACTTTATAACGATAATCAAGATACAAGAATATCGTTGGGTCTTGAGCTGCCGACTTTTGAAGAATATTATAACGAGAACTTGTCTTTTTTAATTAAGAAATTCTTTTGCGAAGAACGACAAGCGATATAAATTGACTAAACTAAGGAGTAAATATGTCATTTTTGCAATTAAACGAGAACGATGGTGCTTCTATGTACATGAAGCATAGTTTTGAACTAGGTAAGTTCGTATCTAATGATGAACCATTAGATGTGGACTATATGTTAATACATCCTGACTTTCAGACAGGGTGGGGTAGGTACGTTGGTCAATTTGAGTGGCAATGGGATGATAAGCAAGGTGTGCCAAATGATAACAAAGCTGAGCTTATTGCCGATGGTTACAACAGGGCTTTTGGTGCGAGAGTTTACTTAAAAGAAAAGGGGGTTTTTGTGTGGCAAAGATTTAGTAAGCTCGAGTGCCAATCTTTTGATGATGCGATGTCAGCAGCGTGGAAAGATAAGGTCAATGGTAAAGTGCCATGTTTCAAATATGAGGGTAGTGAGAAAATATCACTATCAGGGGGTGGAAAAGGTTATGTGGCTAAATTAACCTATGTTAAGTGGGTTGATATGCCAGATGCATTTAACAATCCTTCAGAGGATCAAAATATTAAACCTGAAGATACCCCTGAAGATGGCATACCATTCTAAAGAAGAATATCGTGGCTCTGGTGATGAGCAGACATACACAGATGTCACTAGAGTTCACGATTCTAATACAAAACTTTGGGTTGAACCGCTTGGGAACATTCTAGAAAAGGAATATCCCAAGCCGATGCCTTTGATTGAGGGTTTGCTACACAGTGGTACACAAACAATCATTTATGGGCGGGCAGGTAGCGGTAAATCTTACATCACGCAAAAGCTGATGCTGTGTTTGGCAACAGGTATGGATTTTGCCTATTATCGTGTCCCTAATGCCATAAAGATTCTTTATGTTGATGGTGAAATGTTGCCAGCCGACTTGCAAGCTAGATATCGCAAAATGAAACCTAAACTGTGCAATTTTGATGATTGGAACAAGGGCTTAAACAATTTGCATTACTGCTCACGCTTCATTCAACCGCAAAACAAACAAATCAACATGGAAACGGGCAAGATGGAAGTCATGAATGATCCACAAATGTTGCTCAGAACATTAGAAGATAAAGCTAATATGCAACAGCTCATGAACACTATCGAGTTATATGAGTACGATCTTGTGGTCTTAGATAACATTTTTACCTTGTTTAACTTCGAGGATTTTAGCTCACCGACAGAATGGCTTACCCATGTGCAGCCATTTCTCAACTGGTGTCGGCAAAGGAACATTACAGTTTGGATAGTTGACCACAGTAGAAAGACAGCTAGTGCAGGCGGTAATTCTGCTTTGTTTGGAAGCATGGTTAAACAGGTGACATTGGATCTTTTGATACAGGTCGAATCTGAGAAGAAAGAAGTCGATTATGATGACGACACAGATATAGAATTTACATTTAAGTGGCATTTCGAAAAAGCCAGACATCTTAAAGCGATAGAACAAGAGGATGTTGAGTTCCAAATTAGAGGTGGAGATATTGAGGTTGTTGAGAACCCTTATAAAAAACAAATGATTTTAGCTAAGAAGTATTACGAGGAAGGCGTACCATTACGCAAGATACAAGACAAAATTATGGATGATATTAATTACAACGTCAGTTACAGCAAGGTGGATCGTTGGGCAAAGAGAGAAGGATGGACAAGACCAAAGCAGTAATATCATATATATTATGTTACATATATATATTCTTAAAGAATATTATATATTGTAACAAAACATATATTGACTTTTTAAAAATAGAACAAAGGGCTGAAAGCCCGATTATTAGTGAGGCAGCTCTGTTATCTCCTCGTAAATATGTAAATTTTTCATTGGCAGGGCTGTTTCACTTTTCTAAAATAGGTGAAACAAGATGAGTGCAAAAGATAAACAGGTAGGTGGACAGCATTACAAAAGCTATGCCATACAACCTGTAGAATTCTGTCAAAAAAATAATCTAAACGCCATCGAATCATCTATCATAAAATATGCAGTTAGACACAGAAATAAGAATGGTCGTGAAGATGTAGAAAAGATTATTCATTATGCAGAATTGTTATTAGAATTAGAGTATGCAGATAAAAGTTAAAGACAATATTAACAGAGTAATGAAGGGCTTATCTGATGACCAGAAGAAACAGATACCATTTGCTACTGCACAAGCTATCAATGCAACGTTAGGTATTGGTAAACAAAAGAATAAGGGCTTAGATAGAGAGTACGCTAAACAAATGGTCAAGAAACTAGATAGACCTAGACCACAAACAACAAAAGCGTTTTACAGGAAACGTGCTACAAAAAGAAATCAGGTTGGCGAATTAGGTCTACAAGATTGGGCTAACAATGTTCTAAAATATCAAATCGATGGTGGTGTCAGAAGTGGGAACAGAAAAATACCTGTACCAATAACAGCAACAAAACGACTTAATAAGTTTGGTAACATCGCAGGTAAAAGATCTGGTTTAGTGAAAGGCAGCCAAGAATTTATAGGAACAATAGGAGAGACTTCAGGTGTATGGAAAAAAAATAAAGGGCAGACACCAACCCTACTAATTAAATTCCACGATACTGTCGAGTACACTAAGAAGCCATTCAAGTTCTACAAAATTGCACGAAACTACATCAAGAAAACATTCGATAGACAATTAACAAAGGCATTGCGGGCTGCATTAAAAACAGCTAAATCTAAATGAATATTAATATAGATTACGATGGTACTTATACAAATAATCCTGATATGTGGGATGAGATCATTGAGACAATGAATAAATATGGTTGCAAGGTTTACTGCATTACAAAGAGATATGGCAAGTTAGATGACAGAAAACCACAAGTACCTACCATACACGCTATGAAATCTAAACTTGAAGCAAGTATCGCCAGTGGGATAAACATAGATATTTGGATCGATGATAAACCACAATCAATCACACCCTATAGATTAACAAAACATAAGAGATATAAGTATTAGTTATATTACAAACAGACAAAATACATGGTTATAGCTGTACAAAAAATACATAATCCTCTGAAACCCTTATATACAGGGGCTTGTAGGTTCTTACTAGCAAAAAATCGTGTGCTGGTATTCGGAT